CAAACTTTGATGAATCTTCTACAATACCAAGAGCATTGTTAAGGTCATCGTATGTCATTGTTCCAGCTGTCTGGATTAGGTTAGCGCCTGCTGATCCTGGTGAGATTGCACGGTATAGAGATGTGAACGGCTGACCGTCATCTCCATCGCCTGCTGCTGTTACACCAAGGCATGCGTTATCGAATTTGCGAGCCCAACGGCTTGCCCATTCTCTCTTGTAAACTGTTAGAACGTCTACGAGGTTATCGTTTAGATCTTCCTCTGAAACGTGCATAATCTGTGCGTACTTACGTGCTGTCAATACGATCTCATCTAGTGTAGCTGATGCTTCTGGGATTGTTCCACCCTCTGCAACTACCTGTGGAGCGTCTGAAAGGAAACGTGGTACAGTCTTTGTGCGAGATGCCATTGTTTCACGACGAGCAAAACGCTCAACTGCTGAGTTAGCAATTAAGTCTTGGATTACGTTAGAACCCTGCTCTTCGAGAATGTATCCATTGGCTTCTGTAAAATCTGTTCTTGCCATGTTTTATTTCTCCTAATTTAAGTTAATTTGAACTATTGAAAATAGAATATCGTCCAATATATCTATGGTCGCAAGTCCAAACGTCCATCTGGAGACTTGCATAGACCAATTATACAATATTTATACTCTAAATTCTACCCAAAACAGTCATTGCTTGACGTTCTGAGGCTGATAATTTCTTATCTACTGGTGCAGAGTCTGCTGAATCTGCTTTCCCTGCAACTAACAACTTTGGATCGAATAATTCAGGAAAATCATTCTTCAATTCCGCAATTTGTTCTTCAAGACCAACTACATTTAACTCATCATCAAATGTGAGACCTTCAAACTTAACAAACTTAAGAATTCTATCGATATTTACACCAGATAGCTTTGATAATTCCTGAGTTACCTTTTCTTTCAGCAATTTACCGCTGTATTTAGCAGTATCTTCCTGATATTTTGCCAATTGGACTTCTAGAGCCTCTTTTTCTTCTCTGGCGACTTTTGCATCCTTCTTAGCACGGTCCAAAGCTGCTAGCACAGCTGCTGGATCTTTAATCTCTTCGGACGTACCATCCTGCTGAGTTATTTCTTCCATTTTATACCTGTTCACTTCTTTCTGCTGCAGCTTGTTCTACAGCAAGGTTATTTGCGTTCACACCAGTGGCCTGGAGTGATATATCTTCTGTTGTTCCTGTGGCTACTACAGATGCTTCAGCAACTTGTGCTGCAATCTCTGCGTCATATCCTAGCTCAAGAAGAATTTGTTCCAATGGCATTCCAACGCTCTTCTTGCGAACAGCAATGTCCCATTGATCTACAGAGTCAATTGTCTCTGGGTTAGACCAGACAATTTCAACATCTGAAACAATTCCTTCAATTCTAAGCATAAGCTTGAACAAATCTCTCCAAGTTGAACCAAATGCAAGCTGGCGGTTGATAACCTTCTTAGTCAAAGGTGCCTCAGAGACACGTAGGGCCTCACCAGATGGAATATATGATCCACTTGTGAAATAATGTATTGGAGTTGATGTAATTGCAGCCATGTCAGCCACAAATTCATTTACAGGATTTGTAAATGTTGCTGGATCTGCTGCTGGGAACTGTCCAACTGCAGAAACTCCCTGTAGATACCAGAGTTGTCCTGGGCCATTTTGCAATGAGCTCAAATTCTCTCTAGCGGTATCATCTTCAGCAAAGTCTTCTAATTCAGCGGTGTTATTGCCATTGGCAAGAGCATAGCGCTGTGGAGCACCTTGGTAATCAACTGTGTACATATGTGTATTAATTAGTTTGTTAATAGCGTCCTGCGGACCATATGCATCAGCATGTTCAGGCTTTCCGTATGGCTTAAATGTTCTAAAGTGAAATACTGGAATTTCATTCCAAGGATTTACAATAGTTTCAACTAAAGCCAATTGTGGAGCATGAGTTAGTATCTCTAAATCTCCTCTACCCTCATATTTTTCAATACGATCTGGGTAATATAGATTTAATCTAATAATCTTTTCAGTTTCAGTCTCAATTTGCCACATTTTTGCAGCAAATGACTTAACTCGTGGATTTTCTTGGTCATAGACAATAGTTGTTGTCTTTGGTGAATTGTAATCAATGCTTACAACTCCGTTTGCATCTGGCCATACGATTGCATAGCAATCTCCATAGACCAAAGCAGAACGGTGAATTTCATTTATGTCTAACTTAATATCTGTCTGATCAAATACTGTATTTAGATAATCATTTGCAGCCTGCTCAACACCTTGAACCTGCTTGATCTCAAGTCTGTTGTGTACAGAATCTACTACAGTTTTTGCAAAATTGAATCTAAAGTCTGCGTTTTCAAAGCGGAATATGCGATTCCAGCGCTGAGATTGGAAAACCTCTGGCTGTGAACCATCATAATATGCTTCAGCCTTGATGTAGGCATCTCTAGATGCAATTATGTGATCAAATGCCTTCTTTATATCTGACATTTTATCTCCTCATGTAATTTAATTGTCTGGCCAATATCTTTGGTTGTTTATCATCCAAGAAATATAGGATTCCAGATGTTACCGCATCTAGAACGTCATCATGGGATATCTTTGGGAATGCCCACATCTGCTCTTCTAGCGCAGGGAAATGTGCGGTGTGTCTTATTTTTCCCTGTTGATAATAGTTCAAAGCTTTTCCTGCACGGATCTGCTTTGACACTGATTGTCTAATTGATCTATATCTTACAGGTATATCTTTGAAAACATCTTTCCAAAGGTCTCCACCCTGGTTTGTTTCAACATAAATTACTCCTGCATCATATATATCTACTAGACTTGCGATTCTGTCAGCCAATTCAGATGGAGAGACTTTCAGCTGAATAGCCTCTCTCACATAAATGTTGTCATCATCTCCTCTGCTCAATACGGCAATACCCGTATAGTCAGAAATCTTATTCTTTGTTACCGCTGGGTCGATAGAGATAATTGTATTTCCATACTCTTTAATATCTCCAATGATAATATCTTCTTCCGTCCAAAAGTTGCCATCAGCATTGACTGGTCTGTTCATATAGTTTTTAGCAAAGTCACGTAAGTGACGCTGGGACTGCAGCCACTCTAGAGGCCACTTCTCAGGCCATACGGAGCGCTCTAGGCCACTTTCATCAGTCATGATAGCTGGGTAGTAATGAACACGTACGTTCTGGTCTGTAATCCATTCTAGAGCTTTATCTGTCTGTCCTTCAGCATGCTTTCTAAATTCATCCATCATAGAGTTAGGCATAGTAGTAGTTCCTACAATAATCATACGAGCATAGATATTCATAGGAGCAATATCGTCAAAGACAGTTCTACGCTGTTGTCCTGCTTGGTATTCTGAGTAATTCTTTTCACCCTTTTCAATATCATCCAAGATAATTAAATCAGGACGCTGTCCAAAGACTTTCTTACCAAGAGAGTTAGTATCAATTCCATTTGCATCAAATATAAAGTCATTTGCTTGAACAATTCTCCAAGAATTATTAGCCATAGATCTTCCCGTACCCGCCAACTTTGGTGTACAGAGGGTAGGGTAGTCTGCTCTCAAATATTCATTAGTATCAAGTTCATTTTTAAATGTCATCAAGTGAGTCTCCGCCTGGCTTGCAGCATCAGAGAAAGCAGCTACGAATTTAATGTGACCATGGGCGGCAGCCCATAAAGGAAGTATAAGAAAGATCCAAGTAGACTTGCCACATTCACGAGGAGCAATAAATGCATCTCTATTTTGCTTAGGTGCAGTTGGCGGATTGATCCATGTCTTTCCATATTCTCCAAGTGCCCAGTGAAACTCAGAAAGTGTAAGTTCATCTTGAGCATTCTTTAAATGATGAGGTAAATATATGAGAGCAAAGAGCATTGGATCATATTTAGTAAGTTCACGACGACCCTCTGAAATTGATAGCAATTGAGGATTAATGTCAGCTAAATACTCTTGTATGTTCATACTCTCCTTATTGATATAACATTCAAATTTACTGTAGAAATTTATCTAGAGTAGCAAAATTATAAATAAACAAACATATTTACTTTTGGGTGGTGCTTATATTATCTTTAATCAAATTGTTTCTTGCTTTGGCTTCATTAAGCATATCAACAATAGCTAGATCTGTTCCATCCTTAGATCTATTCTCATTAATATTTGTAGACTTACCTTCAATTAGATTAATTGTTTGTATAGCCTTATGTATAGCATTTGATAGTTTATTTATATCTTCTGCCAAGAGATCTTCTTCATATAGTTTTTCTACTGATCTATCTATTACTGCCTGTGCCGCCAATACTTTCTCTTTATCTTTATAGAATATGTCAAGATTCTTAGTCATAATAGCCAATGTATTAGATGTAGGCATATCTAAATTTCTTTGCAAATAGAACTTCTTGGCTGTATGATAGCTTTTTGGATATGATAAATATCTCATAGCAGGACCTATGCCCATTTCATTTGCACATTCTATAAATTCACTTATTTGTTCTTCTGTAAATGTTGGATAACCCATTTATATTCCTCATTCCCGCCCCATTTAGAGCAATTGTCGACATATTGCTATATCGATCTATATATAAAACTATTTAATTATATGTTTATTTCTGGAAAATTGACGTTAAATTGCTCTTTACGAAGGCGCTTCTGGATGATACTATAAATATATCAATATCTATATCAAGTGTGTTCATTTCTTCTTCTTATTTCTCTTATTCAAGGCTTTTACTGACTTATATCCTACTGCTGGATATTCTCTTCTTATACCGTGTTTGTTAGTATCTATTATTATCTTAGTCTTTTGGTCTTCTCCGCCCAATTTAAACCTCTTCCAACATGCTCATAAATTGCTCTAATTTGTCACTTACTTCGAAGGCAAATCTAAATTCATATGTGTGTGTGTCGTCATATATTTCTAGAGTCATTCCCATTGTTTCCGTCTCTGGTTTGTACCAAAGATCCTTTGCATAGGGAAATAGTCTTTTACCTGTTACTTTTCCGCTCAAGATATCTCTATCATCCATAAAATTGTGCATCCTGTCATTATGTACTAATTATACACCTATATAAAGAAGAATGCCCTGGTCTGTTGGCAACAGTAGCGAATCCAGGGCACCCTATAGGGGATTGGTGAAGCCAGAAAAAATGAACGAAAAGAGCTTCACTAGTGATATTCTATCACTTCTTATGAAAAGATGCAATACGTAAATATGCATCAGTTATTGGATAATCCCATGTCTTATCTCTATCTATGTTTCTGGCTATAATTG